GCTCGCTCAAAGCTATGGCTGAGCGCTACAAGGTTGGTGTCAAGGGTGAAGAAGTAGTCCAAGCCAAGGGCTTACGCCGTACCGATTTCAGCGAAGCACAGCTCTCGCGCTACGGTGACTACTGCATCAACGATGTGGAGATCACGCACAAGTTGTTTCACCTGATGGCTAAGGGATTTCCCAAGCTCGAGTTTCGCCTGATCGACTTGACGCTACGCATGTTCATCGAGCCTGTGCTCGAGCTTGATAATGAGTTATTGACTGAACATCTTGCCGACATCCGAACTCGCAAGGAGCAGTTGCTTGCTACGGTGGGCGTGACTAAAGAAGAGCTGATGTCGAATCAGAAGTTTGCCGAGGTGCTGGTCGCATTAGGTGTTGAGCCGCCGATGAAAGTAAGCCTGACCACAGGCAAGCCCGCACTAGCTTTTGCAAAGAGCGATGAGGCGTTCAAGGCTTTAGCTGAGCACGACAACCCTGATGTGCAAGCCTTGGTGGCAGCGCGACTGGGCACAAAGTCAACGCTCGAGGAGACTCGTACACAACGATTTATTGGGATTGCCTCGCGAGGTAAGCTACCAGTGCCGATCCGATATTACGCCGCGCACACTGGGCGTTGGGGTGGGGATGACAAGATCAACCTGCAGAACCTGCCAAGCCGCGGTGCAGATGCAGGTAAACTCAAGAAGGCTATACGGGTGCCTGATGGCTACAGGATGATCGATGCCGACTCCGCGCAGATTGAGGCACGTGTACTTGCGTGGCTTGCCGGACAGCACGATCTAGTCGATGGGTTTGCCAAGAAGGAAGACGTGTACAAGAAGATGGCAGCAGCTATTTACAACAAGGCTGAGGCAGACGTTACGGCACCGGAGCGGTTCGTGGGTAAGACAACCATCCTTGGTGCAGGGTACGGCATGGGGGCACCAAAGTTTCAGGCACAGCTTAAGACGTTTGGCACAGACATCGAGTTGGCTGAGGCACGGCGCATCATCAACATCTATCGCGAGAAGAACTACAACATCGTAGAACTCTGGTACGAGGCACAGCAATCACTGGTGTCAATGACAAACGGTGAGGTAGGTTCACTGGGTCGGGGCGGTGTCTTGCGGATCGCGCCACAGGGCGGTATTGTGCTTCCCTCTGGGCTTACGATGCGCTATGATGATTTGTCGTACGAGCAAGGCGAGAAGGGCATTGAGTTCAGTTATAAGACACGCCGTGGGCGCACACGCATCTACGGTGGTAAGGTAATCGAGAACGTATGCCAAGGCATTGCGCGGTGTATTATCGGTGAGCAGATGCTGCGTATAGCCAAGCGTTACCGACCTGTGTTGACTGTGCATGATGCGATTGCAGTTGTGGTGCCTGAGCAAGAGGTGCAAGACGCTCAGCAGTTTGTTGAAGAGTGTATGCGGTGGACACCCGATTGGGCACAAGGCTTACCGCTGAACTGCGAGTCCGGCGTTGGCAAAAGTTACGGAGAATGTTGATGGCGTGGTCTTATAGCGGTTTAAAGAAGTTCGAGTCTTGCCCAAGGCAGTTTTATCATATCAAGGTCACCAAGGAATACGAGGAGCCGCCGACTGAGGCAACGCATTACGGCACAGAATTTCACACCGCTGCTGAGCTATACATTCGAGATGGCGTTGCGTTGCCTGCGCACTTCATGTTTGCCAAAGATGTTTTGGACAAGCTCAACGCAATGACCGGAGATAAGTTTTGCGAGTACGAGATGGGCATCACCGAAGACTTAAAGCCCTGCAGGTTTGATGCACCCGAGGCGTGGTGGCGCGGGATTGCTGACTTGATTATCGTAAACCATGATAGTGGTGTTGCTCGAGTGGTGGATTACAAGACTAGCAAGAACGCGAAGTACGCAGACCGCGGTCAGCTCGAGCTAATGGCGCTTGCAATATTTAAGCACTTCCCATTGATCGAGGTTGTTCATGCAGGGTTGCTGTTTGTGATCAGCAAAGATTTCATCAGGGAGAAATACACCCTTGATGATCAAGACCGGTTGTGGGTAAAATGGTTTAAGGCACATGGTCGTTTGAAAGAAGCATACGATTCTGATTCATGGAACGCTCGCCCCAGTGGGTTGTGTAAAAAGCATTGTGTGGTGCTTAGCTGCCCACACAACGGAAGGAGTTAAGATGCCATACAAGAACAAAGCAGACCGCAAGTATGAAGCGTCAGCGCGTTACGAAGACTCGCCTGAGCAAGTCAAGAATCGTATGGAGCGCAATCGTGCTAGAGCTAAGCTCATGCGTGAAGGCAAAGTGCGCAAGGGTGATGGTAAAGATGTTGCTCATGTCGTAGCTGCCGATAAGGGTGGTTCGATTAAAGACGGAGTACGTGTAGAATCTGCAAGTACCAATCGGTCATTTAAACGTGACTCGAAAAACAATTTAGTATCAGAAGTTAGTAAGCGCGAACGAAAGAAAAAGTAGTACGTAAAGAGCGTTTCTTCCCCATGTGTAGGCGTAAAGGGAAGTGGAGGTCAGACACGTTGCCTGACGAAGCGAAAGCAGAAACCGAAAGGTCGCGACAGCTTCCCAGTCTGACTGCGATGGGAGCACGGCTACACTGACACCCCGGAAAGACGGGGACTAATAATAAGACCATGCACACCGTGTTTGGTCGATTTGGCATCGGAGAATGAGTTGGAAATTATTGATAACAAGGCGTTGTTGCTGACGTTGCGTCACCCAGACAAGATCACGTCAGTGATCCCCAAGAGTAAAGATTTAGGCGGCGGTAAGGTGTTGGTGCATTGGTCGCTTGACACCGCGCAAGTACTCAAGAACATGCGTATTCGCAACGTGCCTAGCCCCATACTGGGACACTACGCGTGGCCCGGACAATACAAACCTTTTGATCATCAAAAAACCACAGCAGGATTTCTTACGCTAAACAAGCGAGCCTTTTGTTTTAACGAGCAGGGCACAGGCAAGACCGGTAGCGTCATATGGGCAGCAGACTACCTGCTACGTGAGAAGCGCATCAAGCGAGTGCTTGTGATATGCCCACTATCGATTATGGATTCTGCATGGCGAGCAGACTTGTTTAAGTTTGCAATGCATCGGTCAGTGGACATTGCCTACGGCACAGCAGAGAAACGGCGCGGCATCATCGCAGGTTGTGCAGAATTCATTATCATCAACTATGACGGAATCGAAATTGTCGAGAAAGAAATTGACGCAGGTGGTTTCGATTTGATTGTGGTCGATGAAGCAAACGCATACAAGAACTCACAGACCAAACGTTGGAAGGTGCTGAACCGCTTAGTCAAGCCTGACACATGGCTGTGGATGTTGACCGGCACCCCTGCTGCGCAATCACCACTTGACGCATACGGCATTGCAAAACTCGTTAACCCCACAGGTGTGCCTCGCTTTGCAACAGCGTTCAAAGACATGGTAATGAATCGGATCAGCAACTTTAAGTGGGTGCCGAAAGCAACGGCTACGCAGATCGTGTTCCAAGCGCTGCAGCCAGCGATACGGTTTACAAAAGAAGAGTGCCTTGACCTACCAGAGATGACGTACGTCAAGCGTATCGTTGAGCTGACCAAGCAGCAACAACGGTTTTACATGATGCTTAAGAATCGTATGCGCATGGAAGCTGCGGGAGAAGAGGTCACCACAGTAAACGCTGCGGTCAACATGAGTAAGCTGCTGCAGATATCCTGCGGCGCGGTGTACACCGATAGTGGCGAGAGTGTGCAGTTCGACATCAAGAACCGCTACGCTGCGCTCAAAGAAGTTGTGGACGAGACCGCACAGAAGGTGCTGGTGTTCGTGCCGTTCAAGCACGTGATCAATATCCTGCAGGAGAAGTTAACCGCAGACGGCATCACAACTGAGGTGATCAGCGGGGATGTGCCAGTCAACAAGCGCACCGATGTGTTTAACCGTTTCCAGACCACTGCAGACCCGCGCGTCCTAGTGATCCAGCCTCAGTCAGCCGCACACGGTGTAACGCTCACAGCAGCCGATACGGTGGTGTGGTGGGGTCCTGTCGCATCCCTTGAGACATACGCTCAGGCAAACGCCCGTGTGCACCGCGCCGGACAGCGTCACCCAACTACGGTTGTACAGCTCCAAGGTTCAGGTGTTGAGAAACATGTTTACCGATTACTTGATAACAAAATAGACGTTCACACACAAATTGTTGATCTTTACAAGGAGATACTTGACTAACACACAAAACATCATTACACTGGAAGTTCTAACACTTAAGGAGATCCAAAATGGACACCAAGGAAAATGCAAGTGACGTAGATGTAGACAAGCTGGTTCGCGTGTACATCAAGATGCGCGAGGCTCACAGCCTCATGGCTTCAGAATTTAAGAAGCAGGAAGACTCGATCAAGGAAAAGATGGCAGTCGTGAAAACGGCGTTGCTGGATTATTGCAAAGAGCAGAACCTCGAGAGTGTGCGTACCAACTCTGGTGTGTTTTTCCGCACGATCAAGACCAGTTACTGGACGAATGACTGGGAGTCAATGGGCAAGTTTGTTGTCGAGCACCAAGCCCCTGAGCTGTACGAGAAGCGTCTGCACCAAGGCAACATCATACAATTTTTGGAAGAGCACCCCGAATTGCTGCCCCCGGGTTTGAACGTGGATAGCGAATACTCAGTAACCGTAAGGAGAAAGTGATGGACGATAGTGTTCCGTATGTTCCGATTGAAAGTGTTGCTAAACACTTTGCTGTGTCGATTTCAACAGTACGTGCGTGGGTGCGCCTAGGGTATATCCCGAAATCGGCTTACTTAAAAATTAGTAACACGTACCGCTTTAGTCTTCCTGCAATTGTTGCAGCGCTCACTAGCATTCCCGATAACGAAGTGGTACAAAAGACACCCGCAGTAGATATTGCCGTACACGCAGCACCAGTTCAACTCGAACTGAATTTCAATCCCGATCAAGACCTCTAGGAGAATAACAAATGAGTTCAATGACATTGTTTGGCGGAAAGTCATCCGCTTTGTTGGCTGGCATCAAAGACAGCTTGCTCGACACTCTTGCTGGTTCTGGTGGTAGCACCAACCGCCGCTTGTCGATTAAGGGCGGCGTGTTCCGTCAAATCATTAACGGTAAAGAGCACACCGTGAGTGAAGAACGTGCGATGAACGTTGTGCTGATTAACGCTGCACCGCTTTCACGTATGTTCTACGAAGGCTCGTATGCTGAGGGTGTCACTGCAACCCCATCGTGCTGGTCATCCGATACACAAGTTCCTGATGAAGCTGTTCCACAAGAGCAGCGTCAGGCCAGCCGTTGCATGGATTGCAAGCAGAACATCAAA